TTTTTAATTTAACAGAATCTTACGCTAAGAATTTTCCGCGTAGTCAGTAAAGAAAAATCGTCCTGCGGGACCGGGCTTTGTAGGCCAGAGTCTCTGTTTTGCAGTTTCTTCTCTGATTGGTTCGCTCCATGTTTGTGCGCAAAGCTCTATCCTTTCTGGAAATCTAGTTCCAATAAGTGAGTCTGCTCGTTCAATCATGCCAGCGCGTTCCATCCATTTCAAGGCACTGAACTTTGGTTTAATCTTTCTAACAATGACGAGTCTTCGCCATATGTCATGACATGTATTGTAGATACGTTCGTGACGTCCACAATCTGCCATTGCGATTCCGATAGCTGTAGCAGCTAATCGGGTCCAGTCTTGATCCCTTTCTGGAAAGAAAAGGTGACGGAGTAAATCCTCTTCTGATCGAAGAGGTAATCCATTGATGTTAAAATAACCAAGTACGGTCATGTTAGTCAATTTGTTTCCAATTGCTGATTTCTTCACGTTAAGTTTGGCGTTGAAGTAAAACTCAGCACAATTCGCGAGCATTGTTAGGAAGTTGGGTCCGTAGAGTTGGTAAACTCTCTCAAAGAATGAGACTAAAGAGTCATCTCCTTGTATTCGAATCCAAAATCCATCTGCGAAAATGGAAATGCCCATTGCTGATAGGCATGTTAGGATCATAATCATATTGCCATCTGAATCCATCAACTGTGTTTGTTGATATCCAGATCCGAAGCCATTGTACTTCCATCGGTATAATCGTCCATCGGGGAGTAGGATTGGGTTATGCTTTATGCAATAGCACATCCATTTCCATAAACGTTCGATGTGTTCAGGGTTTTTCGGTTTTGGCTTTGAATAGAATGAGGTTGGTTGATATTTGGAGAAATCAAAATATGATCTCCAGATAGTATGAACGATGTCGATTAGCTGAAATAACAGCCTTTTGTCAAATTGTGACCAATCTATGGTTAACACAGTATTCGGTGAACCTTGACTTTCGATCTCTCGTTTCAATTTTTTCCATCCTCCCTTCATTATTTCTCTGCCCCAAAGCATTCTTCCAACGTCATCGTTAAGTCTTGATCGTTGAATTTGCCATATGAAACAGTTCTCAATCTGTAGAAACAACTTAGTTGCACCAAAAACAGCTCTGATCTTATCAGGCTCATCTTTGCTAACAACATGTGATCTTGCGTGAAGAGTGTTCCAATAGTATGGAATAGGTTTACCTTCTGGAGTCCAGAACTGGTTTGAACCATATTTAATACCATGGACAAGAGCTCTGTTATACACGAAGATTTCGTTGTACAGGTTGTGAAATGAGGGTGCATCATCAGTAGTGACATCAATCGCTTGTTTGTATCTCAACCATTCTCTTGTTCTGAAGGATTTCGATATCTTCTTTTTAAACCAGGTCCATGATGGATCAGTCCAGTCATAGTCTGTTTGGAAGGGTACGAATTTGAAATCATTTAGATTCCATGGTGCTTCAGCACTAGTAGGTAAATGCCATGGGTAGTATCGCAAGTCGGGAAATGAGATGGGATATAGCATGTACGGCGGTCGATTCATCTCCGTTGTATACTGAATAGCATTACGAAGGTGTTCGTCAATTGGTATCTCATGAAAAGGTTGCTCAGTTGCGAAAAAATCTTCGATAACTGCACGGTCTGAAAAGTCAGAACGTCTATTTGATAGAACGTCTTCGATCTCTTTCTTGTGAAAGAACTTCTGAACTGAACTCATCATAATGTAGTTTCTGTCGTCAGTGACTTCCTTTGGAAGAGTGAATTCAAATCGCCATGGAATAATCCATTTTGCAATCTTTCTGATGAATGTAATATTCATTTTGTTGTATGTAATTTGCGGGCTTCAATTAAGCTCTAGTAACAATTTTCTTTGAACAGGTTATAAAATCTCTGCG